TGTAGAGGCGCAGGCTCACGATGCGGCCTCCGCATCGAGTCCGGCCATGCGCTTGAAGGCGGCGGTGTTGTCGTCGAGCCCGTTGGCTTTCTTGATCTCGCGCCAGCGCTTCATTTCCGTTTGCGTGAGGTTGATGAGGATGGGCACCAGCAGCGCAGGCGCCTTTCCGCTGCCGTGGGCCGGCGGCGGCTCTGGGGATGGCGCGCTGGCGACATTGGCGTCGAGCGGGATCTCTTCGATGTCGTCGGTGAATTCGCCGAGCAGCTTGTCGATACCAAGGTCGTCGAAGGCGAGCAGGTCGGCGGTCATGCCTTCGTCGTCGAGCAGTTCGCGCACTTCGTCGGCCAGCAGGCCGAAATCCCAGCGGCTGGATTCGGCGAGTTTGTTGTCGGCGATGATGTAGGCGCGCTTTTGCGCTTCGCTCAAATGCGCCAGCCGGATGCACGGCACTTGCGCCAGACCGAGGTGCTGCGCGGCCATAACGCGGCCGTGGCCGGCGATGATGCCGCCGGCGGCGTCGATCAGCACGGGATTGTTGAAGCCGTAGGTTTCGATGCTCCTGGCGAGCAGGGCGATCTGCGTGTCGTCGTGGATGCGCGCGTTTTTCGCGTAGGGAACCAGGCTGGTCGTGTCGAGATGTTCGATGTTCATGGTTGTTTCGCTCCCGTAAAAGTCGGCGCTGGCGGGACGGCGCCACTACAAAACCGCTGATACAGCCGTGCCGCCTGCGACTTGCTGATGTTCCATTTCTTCGCCACCGCCCGCGTGCTCATGCCGGCTGCGAAGTCTCCGTAGATCATCACGTTGCGCAGCGCCGTGCGCTCGGCGCTATCCGCGTCAATATGCAACTGCTCGCCGCCGAATTCAGCCGAATAGCGCACTCCTATAGCCTGAACGATTGCGTCGACGTTCTCCTGCACAAACATCGCCATCGTCTGCGCCGCGATTTCCACGAGACGACGATCCTTTCGCCCAGGTAAGTTTTTGTCGCAAACACTTACCTGTTTTGTATCTTGCTGTTTTCTTTGCATATCTGAATTACCCTCGGGTGAGTCAGGTGATATTTCTTGGCAATTGATCTGGCGCTCATGCCCTCTGCTCGATCACGCAAAATCATTTGATCCCGCACCGCATTTCTGTCCGCCGTGTCTTTCCTGATTCGCATCTGCTCTCCGCCAAATTCGGCCTTGATGCGCACGTTGATCGCGCGCATGATGTCCGGCAGGCTCTCCTGCATGAACAGCGCCACCGTCTGCGCAGCGATTTCTGCAAGGCGTTTTTTCGCCGAATCAGTAGAAGCCATGCGAACTCCCCGATGAGGTTTGCGCCGGACGAGCCGACGGGGTTGATTTCTTTGTCTTGGCCGCCTGCGCCGCCGTCCTGCGCTCGAACTCCACGCCAGGGTCTTTGCCGGAGAGCCGCATCGCGGCGAAGGCATAGACGAGACAATCGAGCGCCTCGTTCCGGGGCCGCGTCTTGGTCCATTCGTAGATCGTGACGAAGTTGCGCGTTTTCGGCACGAGCTTTTCCGCCGTGAGCTGCTCGAAGTATTCGTCGTCGAAAGCCACGTCGCGCGGGAAGTGCAGGTAGCCCGGCCCCGGCGCCACCTGCTTGAGGCGCGCGTAGAGAATCGCCTTGGCCTGATCGACGCCGATCGGCTCGATGGCCGCGCCTTTCTTGCGCCGCTTGCGCAGCCGCTGCGCGCGCCGCGCCTGATCTTCCACCACAGGCCGCCCGGCGCCTTCGATGCCCTTGCCGGGAATCGCCCAGCGCCGGCCCTCGCAGAAGGCATAGACCATGCTGGTGTTGTAGCCGCTGTCGATCACGCCGATGTCGATCTTCTCGTCGGCCAGCGCAGCGGCCAGATCGTCCCACACCTGCGGCTGCGCCGTGTCGCCGGGCAGGATGACATGATCGAGCAGCCAGGCCTGCTCGCCCTCGCCCCAGCCCACCAGCGAATACTCGATGCGGTCTTTCTGCACGTCGGCGCCGAAGCTGACGATGCCGATCGGCAGATCCTCGCGCCGATACTCTTCCAGCCGGGTAATCAGCCCGGTCAGCTCGACGCCGTCGCCCTTCTCGGTCCAGACTTCGCCGAGATAGGTATTGACGAAGCCCTTGAGTTCCGCCGTGTCGCCCCGGCACGACAGCCATTTCTGCGCCACCTGCTTCCAGTCCAGCCCGAGGCCGATGGGTGCGTAGAGCGCGTTGAGGTGGTAGCCGCGATGCGCAGCCACGCAAGGCCGCGCCGCGATCCACTTGCCGCCGGCCAGCATCGCCGGCTTGTGGCCCTCGTCGATGCGCTTGGCGCAATGGCGGCAGACGTACCACGCCTCGGCCACCTGCGGCACCGCCGTCGTCTCGCCGTCCGCCGTCGGCAGCGCCGTGCGCCACTTCAGGCCGTGCGCGATGTCCTTGCCGCCTAAATCGAGCGTCTGCAACTGGCCGCAATGCGGGCAGGGCACATGGTAGCGCCGCATGTCCGAGCGGTCGTAGAGCATCTTGATGCGCGACTGATGCTCGATGGTCGGCGTGCTGACGTAGTAGGTCTTGGCCCGGCTGAAGGTGCGCTGGCGGTTCTCGATAAGCGTCATCGGGTCGCCCTCGCCGCCCACGTCCCAGGCGAAGCCATCCACCTCGTCGCAAATCACATAGGGCAGATGCACCGAGCGCAGGCTGTTCGGGCTGTTCGCCCCGGCCTTCACCACCTTGGCCCGCGCGCCGTATTCCATGATGTCGGCGCGGTTCGCCTTGTTGCGCTCGGCCGCCGTCACCAGATCGGCCAGCGCCCGCGTCTCGGTCAGCATCTTGCCCAGGCGCGGATTGAATTCGCGGTCGCGCAGCTCCAGCGTCGGCAGCACCACCAGCACATCCTTGTTGGCCAGATGGTGCATGATGTAGCCGATCCAGTTATACATCGCCTCGGTGTTGTGCGTCGGTATCATTTCTTTTCCGCACAGATAGAGGTGACTGGCGGAATCGACGGCGATGCAGCGAACCGGACGGCTCGCCACCGGCCGCACATCGACAATGAAGCGACGTTCGACGATGGACGGGTTCCCGTCGTCGCGCATCGGTTGGCGCGCGCGCTTGCGCTGCAACTTGAAAACCGGCTGATCCGCATACGCGACAAACCCGATGCGATGATGCGCGCTCGCTTCGCTGGCCGGACGGCCTGAAAACCCGCGTCGCGGTGCGGTCCCGCGCGTCGGCTTGAGACCGAGGCTGCGCAGCAGTTCCATCACGTCGCCGGCCAGCCCACCCGAAACGGTCGAATATTCACATCGGCCGTTTGCGCCGATGCTGCCGTCGCCATCCATCAGCCCGCACAGCAATTCAAGCCGCTGCGCCGCCGATGCGCGCAGATAGCTGCGCGGAATATGGTTTTTGCTATCGACGCTAAGAGCGGCAATGCGCGTCAGAAACCCCGGCGCGCGCACGACGGGATCAACCGACCTGCCGTATTTGTAGTGCATCGCATGCTGGCGATGGCATTCCCGGCAAACCACCACGCCGGCGGCATTGACGAAGCTGCCTACCTCTGACAGCACATGCCCGCGCAGGCATTGGCCGCTTTCATTCTTCGGCGTTTCGAGGATGATATTGGCCGCCTTGCCCTTGTCCGACTCCAGTTTGCGCGCTTGCGCCGGCCAGCCGGCCCCCGTCAGATGGCCGGCGATCTCGACCGCATCATCCTCATGCGCCGTCATCTGGTTGCTGGATAGGTTTCCATTGGCCAGCCAGTAGCCGAGCACATAAGGCGATATCGGCAGGCGAGACGGCGGAATCTCCAGCGCGCCGCAGACGGGAATGGCGTAGCGCCAACGACCGCGCGACAGGAATGTTGCTGCAAGCTCCGCCGTTTTCAGCGTGACCTGTCCGCGCTGCTGACCGCGTTTCTTGCCGGCATGGCCGGGGAACCGATCATCGACCGTCCATCGGTGCTCGTCGTCGCAGGTAATCACCGCGCCATCGGAAAACTCGATCTCGTAGCACTGCCTGCCGTCGAATACCGGCGACACATAGGTCACGTTGCACGGCCGTCCGGTTTCATCGAACACCAGCGCTCCGACTTGAATGTCGCCCATCGTCCTCCAGCCATCAGGCGTCGGTATCGGCGTCGCCAAATCCAGCGGCCCGCCCACACCGGCCGACTTGATGAACGTCACCGTGCGCACCGGAGAATGCTCGGAGAGCGCGTCCATGATCTCGCGCAGGTAGGGCGTCAGCCCGGTGCGCCACTGCCCCGGCGCGTTGGTGCCCGAATCCAGCCAGCGATGCCGGTCCGCCCATTGCGAAACCGTTAGCAGGTCGCGCGGCTTGATGGCGCGGCGAAACGCCTTTTTCGCCGCCTCGTCGCCGATCAGCGCCTCACCGCGCGAACTGACTTCTTCCATGAAGCCGTGCATCGCGTCCGAGAGCAGGTAATGCACCGTCGTCTCGTCGTGCGCATCGCGGATCGCGTTCAGCAGCCGGCGCGGCAGCGCATCCAGCGCGTCCGTCAGCAGGCGGTAGAGCGCCTTGCCGCCCGCGATCATCGCATCGGCCGCCACCGTGTCGGCCAGCGCCTCGTCGAACGCCTCCTTCGCCTGCACGGCGCGCAGCTTGTCGCGTTCGGCCTGAAGATCGGCGATCGTCGGCATCTAGCCCCCCGCTCCGCGCGCCGCGAGGCGCTGCCGGCGCAAGGCGCGCGGAAACTCGCGCTTCACGCTGTTACGCAGCCGCGCCACCAGCCGCCGCAACTCCGCCAGCCGCTCGTCGTCGTTGCGCAGCAGCGCCAGCGTCGGCGCGCCCTGGTCGATCAGCCGCTCGCCGCCGGCCCGCGTCACCCCGCCAATCGCCGCCACCGAGGCCACCCAACCGGCGCGCGCATAGCGCTTGCCCATGCGCAGGGCCATCTCCAGCTTGATCGTCTGGTTCTCGTACTGCATCGTCAGCGCCTTGTAGCGCTTGCGCCCCTCGCCCTCGGCCGGTGCCACCGTCTCCAGATCGTCCGCACCGCTGCCCGGCGGCGCAGACGCAGGCGCAGCGGCCGGCTTGCCGCCCGTCGCCGCCGCCCGCCGGCGCTCGGCATGCGCCTGGCGCAAATCCTCGCGCGCCGGGTCGCGCGTCGCCTCGATACGCGCCTCGCTCGCCCTCACATCCACCAGCTTGCCAACCATCACCAGCCGGCCATTCCGCCCAAGCTCGCCCACATACGCCCGCCCCACGCCCAGCCGGCGCGCAAAGGCGGCTTTGGTTTCGAGGATGGGGGCGGATTCGGTCATGGTCAGAAGTGCTCTTCTTTCGCCGTACCGCCAGCGCCGACTTTTGGCCCATCAAAAGCTGCTAACAGTCGCATCAACTCATCGCGCGACAGCTTCAGGTCATAAAACCGGCAATCGAGATGCTGTGAAGATTCGGCATCAAGACCGAACTCCTGGCACCGCACCGTAATCAACACCGCATCCTCGCTAGCAAGAACCAGCCTGTCAGCAATTTCGCATTCAGTCACTCCATCACCTCCCGC